CCTCCGCCTCGGAATAGTCGAAATAGTCAGCGTAAGGGTCTTGCTCTATCGTATGCTTCGCAGCATATGCACCAATAACGATACGCGGATTGCCCAATCTGTTAGTGTAGAACGCAAGCACTTTTCTACCGCTAGAGGGTAACCTATCTTCAACAGGGACCCACTCTATTTTAGCTCTATCATTCCTTTCGTTCATTCTTTACCTCCTTCTCCGCAAAAATTCGCCAACAACATACCCCAAGACAAACAACACTGGCATCAGAATCAATAACACTGTATTGCTCATTCTAACCCTCTCGGCTTCGCTTCTGCCTTCTCGCAGAGATCATCTAGCCTACTCATAATCAACTTAAACTTCTTATCTTCTAATTTCATTCTAGCCTTATGGTTTTCGACCTCTAACTTTAGAAATATCAAGTTCGCTTTGTACCGTTCCCGTGTGTAGTATAGGTCTATCAGGACAAGGGGTATTATCAGAATGAATACGGCTGCCTCACTCATCACTGCGCCTCCGTCTTCATTAACCACCGACCTTCTTTCTTATTAGCAAAGCCGCAAAACACTGTACCGCTTAGTGGCGATTCAGCTTCCATACAAAGGGGCAACAAATCGCTTATGAGGCGTTCGGCACAAAACAATTCAATTTCATACTTATCTACAAACATAGCAGGTAGGTCATCCCAATGATCATCGGCATCGACCCCTAGAAGGTGTGCTACTAATTCCTCAATCATTACTCCAACCCCCAAACCGCCCTAAGATCATCTTCATGCTCTTTGATGAGGCGCTCACAGGCTTCTTTAGTGCCAACAAAAACACCTTCATATTGCCACTCGAATCGCTTATCTGCTACGAACGCCCTTCTTCTATGATTCCAATAAATCACGTACTTAGCATGTTCGCCATCACTCCAATCAGGCTCCCAGCCGTCGCTATATTCAAGCAGCGCATCCTGTAATCGCATGTAAGCAAGCTGTTTATCACGGGCTTTTTCGGCCTCTTTCTTAGAGCTGTAGTAGTTACCAAGCAAATATCTAGCATTATCCTCGGTATATCTACTTTCAGGTGCAGATGTGACATTCCCGTATAAATTTATATAAAAGTAGGGATGCTCGTCATCACCTCTCCACCGCTTCTTCACTTCCTTCTTGGCAGGCGGCGTCCAGCCAGCTTCAATTAGTTTTTCGTCAGGAATTTCAACACCGTCAATTTTCATTTGCTTCCTCCTTATCGTGCTCCAACACGCGCTGCCATTCTTTAACGTCCATTTTCATGCCCGCTACCCCGAGTTTGATAGCGTGTTTAATATCATTGCACATCATGTTGCGTTCCCATTCCTTAAACTCGCCCCAATGCTCAATTAGCTCATCGACAACAGCGCTAACAATGTAGGTCGAGCGACCAAGCGCATAGCGGAAAGTGCATATTCTTAATGAAGTTATGTCCATTCTTCCGGCCACCAGCCAGGGATTTCATCCTTGCTGCAAGGCTCTGCGTTGCTCCAGAGACGCATTTGTGTATCCATGTAGCAGTCATTGTTCGCATCAACTACCAATCTGATACAGTAACCATAATCTGCACGCCACACCCTGCACCATGTCGGCTTGCCGATAGTAAGCCTTGGCCGTTCGCCTACCACTGGCGGCTTACCTGTTTCACGAAACCACACGCACGGGTGGTCTGCGGTTGAATTAACCCTGCCATCGGCAGTCACGTATCTATACATGCCATCTTCAAACCTAAGTTTTACTGGGAGGCTTTTATCATGCACTATATCCTCAACAAAGCATCTGCCTTCTACCGAATCTAGCTTGTCTCCAATTCTAAAAATTGTATCGGCCATCACTTCACCTCCAAGTCATCAAATACACCAAGCATCTCAAGCTTAGGCTTCCACTCTTTCCACCACTCAAGCATACCTGTGCTCATATCACTGATTTGATCGTCAGTGAACGCCAGCCATGCCTTCTTCGTATGCTGCTGACAGCCGATAGCCAGCACGTCATCGGTGTAGCTTATGTGGTAGTATTTTGTTAGTTGTAGCGACTTAATCTCTTGTGAATTTCCAATGACGTTTCGCAAGTCAGCGCCATGTAAATCGGCGCCACGTAAGTCAGCGCCATGCAAGTTGGCCTCACACAAGTTGGCATTGCGCAAGTCAGCGCGATGCAGGTCAACCCCGCGCAGGTCAGCGCCGCATAAAATCGCGTCGCGCAAGTCAGCCTCACGCAAGTCAGCCCCACGCAAGACAGCGCCATACAGGTCGGCATTGCGCAGGTTGGCGCCGCTCAAGTCAGCGCCATCCAGGTCTCCCCATGCCTTAATTTCATATCCATTGACTTTCATTTTTCACCCTCCTTAAAAGAGCATTTAACAAACTGCTCATCTTGATATATGTGTATCACTTCATTATATTTGCAATGCAAGCAATGCTGCACGCTTATCCATCCATCCTGTGTGTCTGACCAGCTATATGACCAAGGGCATTTAATACTGAACGCTGCTGCTGGTCTCATGTATCCCCTTCTCTTTTCTATTTCTAAGCGCATAGAACCCTCGTAAACGCGTTTTTATTTTTCAGATGCCCTAAGCCTTGCTCTGTAAGCTTGCGTTCGTTTATGATGGCATGGCTTACACAGCACTTGAAACGCGTCAGGGTCTTCTGGTGTAAGCCTCTCTAGGAACCCTGCTAAATCATCAGCACATTTTAAGCTGCCGCATTCAACGATGTGGTCTATTTGAACTTCCTTCCCTGCATACCATCCCTTGCAATCGGCGCATTGATATTCCCACTTCAATCGCTTGTTGTCACTTTGGCTTTTTCTTCTTGCCTCCAGCTTCTTCTGCTGCATAGGCTTCCAATAGCGAAACTTGTGACGCAAGGCAGAACGGACGGCAGCCCAGTATTCGCTTTCCGACCAGCTACCGCCATTGCGCGGTCGTGGTATATTACGCTTAGACACGTCTATATAGGTCGCTAACGCTTTCAATCGGCATTGAGAGCCCCTTCTTGCCAACAACCCTTGCCTCATTAAAGCCGACAGCAACCTCTATCACCTTGTATTCTCCAAGACCTAGACAATTATTGCATTGTATTTCCTTATGCTGCGGCGTATAAACAAAGCCTGTTCCATTACATTGAAGGCACTTCATACTCTCACTCCTCTTAATTGTGGTTCCTTCACCACCTTCGTTAGCCAGCGTGGTCCATTGGCATACAGCACTTTGCGTAGTCCTGCTCCCATGTTTGCATCCTTCCAGCATTCTTCTTTATACATGCAATAGCTGCATTGTGTGCAAAGCTTTTCATTCCCACTCTTACCATCTGACACAGCAGCATAACGCTCTGGAGGATTGTCATTCTCCACCATGCCTACAACATATTCCGCTCTATCCCATGCATTCGGAAGGTTGAGTGGAGGGCATGCGCATACAGCTCCGCTCTCCTTGCATTGTGCAATCCAACCACCTGCATCAATACCTAACCCTTCTGAATATGCGGCTAATTGATATTGATAGCCGAAAGGGTCATCCTTATACAGCGTCCCGTCTTGGAACTTCTTAAAGCCAAAGCGCGATGTCGATTTAACATCAATAACCTTTCCATCAATAACAGCGTCGATATGTCCTTTGATTCCGCACAAGCTTACTTCCTGCTGTTCACCCTCAACTGAATGGCCTGTTAGCTTAATTAGCTCCAAGAGCATCAGCTCAATAACATCTCCGTACAAAAACTTTAGCTTTACATCATAGCGCAGCTCTTCCTTTTCCACTGGTCTGACGCTATACCATAAATATCTATCACACTTACCAAGACTTGAGAGGCGAAGCTTGTGTTCATCCTTACGCGGCTTCATTCTGTCTTGCATCATCTTTCCCATCTGCCGTGCAAACTCAGAAGCCCATTCGTCTGATGCCATGATGCCCTTGTCGATTAGTTCTTGTACGTCTCTGACAACTGATTTCATTGTCCCTTCTCCTTGTCTGCCCTGTTAATGGCAGCATCATTGCTATACACGCCATCTGAATATCGCTTAGAAAGCTTTTTAATGTTTTCTGCTAGGATGACGTCCCTATTAACGCCAAGCGTTTGACGTAGCCCTTCAAGATAGAATTCAATATCACCCAATTCTTCCACAACATGCTGCATATCCAATGGCTTTTTATACATCGTATGCTTCTTGATGATGTCTAGCAGCTCGCCAGTTTCTCCGCAGATTCCCATCACCATGTGTATCATATCTGCCTCAGCAACCGTCATGTTTAATGTAATTTCTTGAGGCTTCTTCTTTAAGTTTCTAACAAGTTCTTTATGTGTCATACCCTTCTCCTTATTTATTAGCTGCCATAAATAGCATGGCATTCACTTCTGGTATTTTAGCAATAACTTCCTTCTTTTGTTTCCGCTTCTTTTGTACGCCAAACTTCTTCCTAATCTTTGCTATGCCTGACAAGCTTAAGCCGTACATATCAGCAGCAGCCTGAACGCTGTATTTGACGGAATAGTCGCAGATGATTTTCCGCTCCTTATCCGTAAGCTTAACCATGCTGCTGGCTCCTATTCTTTATCTCCCTTATATCTCGCTCAATGGCTTCTATTCGGCTTTGATATTCCCGTATGAGTGATTGCAGCTGCTCTGTTTTCAATTCACTTCTAGTCAATTCTGCGCACCTTGTAAGGTGTTGTGTTAAATGCTTCTCACATAGCTGACTTTCATGCGTTGAGAAGTCAGTACAATCAAGCTGACAACATTGCTTCACTCTCATTTCATACTCTCCCATTTAATGTCCATTGCCTTACTTGCAAGGTCTTGCTCTTTGAGGTCAAATGCCTCTTCCACTTCATACATCTGCTTCAATTCATACCAGTCTTCATACGGGAAGATGTCAGCTTCCTGTCCATAAGGGCGAGCAACAATCTCACCATCAGGCATTCGCTCCACTTCAACATCTATCTCAAATGTAGTATATAAAATCCCATCCTTATAAATGTCAGCCATTGCGTCCTCCCTTACTTTCCATGATTTTTATGGAATCCATATTTTATATTTGCAACATGGCGAGCGGTTTCCGCTGCAAGCAATGTTATATATACACCTAGATATTTTTGCACTCCATTCACTCTAATAAAAGATTGCCATTTACCTATTGTTTTATGAAAACAAACGCCTGTTGTGCCGCTTTTATTATCTGGGCTCTTGGGGCGATTTTTATTATTTAGCGCTCTAGTTACAGTACGTAGATTTTCAATTCTATTGTCATACCGATTATGGTTTACGTGGTCAATATCGCAGTCAGGAAGCTCTCCGTTCATATAAAGCCAAGCAAGCCTGTGACCTTTGTATTTAATATTGTCAATTCTAATTACCACATAGGCGCCAGCCTCATTGTGACCTGCAATAGAGCCTTTTTGTTTACATCCGCGAGCAACCTTCCATCTAAACTCACCTGTATTTTTATTGTAGTCGAGAACTTCTTTAAGCCTTGATTGAGTTAATGGCATTCCTTTCTTGTAAACATCAGCCATTTTCCTTCTCCTTTTCTTCTAGCCAGCGCTCGTCATTCTGTTCGTCTGCTTCATCCCATTCTGTTTTCCCTTCCACCTTCTTCCTCCTTATTTTAAGAGCGTAAGAGCCCCTTCTTATCCACTTTGGCCTATACACATAGGCTGCTTACAGGGGCTTCCAACTTAAGGCTTGGCATTCATGTAAGCAAGGATAAGCTATTTCCTTCTACGCTATTAACGCACCACAATGGCATTGCTTTCGCAATTCCTTACAGTCGGGATGCTCAAGGGGTCAGAACAGCCGCTTCCCACTACGCCTAATAGAGCTAGTTGCGGAACCTATTGCACGCTCATTCGACGCTTGCAGTTTATTCACATGCAGGTGGATGGCTGTTTTTCTTTAAGGGGAGAACGCCAAAAACTACTAAGTGCTTGGCAGGAGAATTCATTGAGGCTATAATTCGCGTCAATGGGTTTCGGCGGCCAAGCTCTCAACCCAGTTTTCAGAAAGCCCTGCCTATATGGTGGGGCTTTTTGTTTCTGAAAACATTGCTAATGTTATTTGTTCAATTTTTCGTGTCAATCTTATCAACATATCCGGTTAAGCGGATGCGTCTCCAATATCTTTTACTCTGTTCTTTAGCCTCTTGCCTACGCCTAAGCGCAGCACGGCATTGTTCTGCTGTCTCATGCATAGCTGCCTCCTTTTAATTGTAATGAGAAGGTGAGCAGTTAGGCAGCATGCTCAGGCTGGCGCATAGCCTTGGAGGGGAGAAGGGAAGGGAAACCCCGTTGGTCTATGCGTCTTACAAGGAGCTAACTAGTATGCTCCTAAAAAGGCAAATCCTCGTCTGTTCCCTCAAACGGGTCTTTGCTAGGAGCCGCAGGCTTCCCTTGCACAATCCTGTTGTCAATTTTCTCCTGCAAGAAGCGAGGAAGATTGTCATAGATTGCTTGCGAAGGATGCTCCAAGTCATAGAGCACAGTGCCATTAGCCAATGGAGGCGTCACCATTCCTTCCATTTCAGGAGCAACACTAATAATCTTATCGTTGCCTCCACTTGTAAGCCCTGTCTGAATAAGGCATGGCTTCCCAAGCAAGTCCTCAAACGAAGAAGCATCAGGGCATACAGCCATAATTACAGATGTTAGAGCTGACATCTCATGCGTGCTCTTTGTGTATTCACGGCTAATCCAACGCGGCTTCATCTCGCCATCAATCTCAATCTTCTTTGTTGGCAGCTCAAACGTAATGAACAGTTTGGGCTTAACGCTTTCCTCACCTTGATAGCTATCCTTCTGTAAGCCCAAGTCAATGATTTGGGCAATGCGTGCTGGATATGTGCCAGCTCCAACAGGAGGAAACTTCTTGCCGCCTCCGCTCTTATATTTGTCTAACAATTTTGTCATTTGTTTTTCTCCTAGTTTTCTTTGGTTCCTCGTGGGGATTTTTTTAACAGGCAATGCCCATTAAAACTTTGGCACTTCTTTGAAATAGGCTGTGCTTCCATCCCAATACATTGGAACTTCTCCTGTAGGGCCGCCCCTGTTCTTTGCAATGATGACGCTTGCACTCTCATCATCCCTATGAGGGAACAGCACCAACGCAGCATCCTACTCAATGGCTCCGCTCTCCCTTAAATGTGCGAGTGTTGGCTTACTCCCTTCTGCATCCCTGTTTAGCTGACACAGCATAATGACAGCTATATTCAATTCACCAGCAAGCAGCTTCATTTCACGTGTCATTTCAGCAATAACTTCATGCCGTGGTTTCCTTCTCCCGTCTGATTGTATCAGACCAATGTAGTCCACTGCAAGCAGATCAATCGGCTGTTTAATATGAAAGCGTCTAGCTGCTGTGCATATTTGTTTAATGTTCATGCGTGGATTGTCATCAATAAACAGCTTCAACCTTGCTATTGCTCCTGATGCTCCGGCAAGCTTACGCCAGCCTTCCTCACTCTGAATCTTCCTAGCATTCAAAAGCCGTAAATCCACCGAGGCTTCGCTTGCATACATTCTATAGCCCATTGATAGGCTAGACATTTCAAGCGTGTTTAAGAGGCATACATGATCCTCAGATATGTTACGAAGAATGTTCAAGAGGAACGCAGACTTTCCCCTACCTGCTCTAGCCGCGATAACGCTAAGCTCACCGCGTGGAATACCATTTGTAACATTATCAAGACTGCTGTAACCGCTAAGTATGTAGCGGTCGCTAGCGTCACCGCCACGATTCGATAGGTCATTGTAAACATCCACTGCAATGTCACGTATGCTTTTGTAATTATCACTAGCTTCTCCTTTTAATGCTGCTGCCTGTACATTAGACGCTATAACATCAACGTCAGCGCCTTTTTCAATCTCTTCCAAGGCATTGCATAGCGCAGCCTTGAAGAAGCGTTTTTTGGAGCTTTCTTGAAGCTTCTTCACATGTTTGCTAAACATGGAGGGGCTGGATGCTCCATACAGCTCGCCAAGCAACGCATCGTGCTCAGGGAAAGAAGAGGCAAGCGCATAAATATCATGCGCCCCCTCCTTCATTGCTTTCCACATGCTCCCTAGCAGCACATCTTCAAACTGTTCAGGCTCAAGCGCTGTTGTTTGAATGAGCTGCGGGTCAGAGAGAGCCGTACCTATAACAGCAATCTCAATGGAACGCATCACCATTCTCCCAAGCAATCAATAGCTGATGGATTATTGCTGCCTCCCGTGAGATGCACCTCAAACATATCCTCACCCGTAGCTTCGTCATACCATGCCCTCACTGTGATGCCTTTATTCCAGCCATCAATACGCGCATAGAAGCCCGATGCTTTTGTTCCTAGCCGTGGTGTCTCGCCTCTATTCCCTTCAATAATTCCGCGAAATCTAACCATTTCCACTCCTCCTATTTGCCGTGATTTTGATGAAAGCCATATTTAATATTGGCTGAATGTCCTGCATAACATGCGGCATAAAATGTTCGATACCTTCCTATGTGAATTAGTTTGCCGTTTACAGATATGCGCGCATACCATGTATTCCGTGTTGGTTGAAAAATAACGCCATTAAAGCCATGTTTTGAACAGCTATAAAACTTTTTATTTTTTAAGTTTTCGGCCATTGAAACCTCTCTTAGATTAGAGAGCCTATTATCAGAACGATTGTGATTTATATGGTCTAATTGGTTACTTGGGAATTTGCCATACATATACAGCCATACAAGGCGATGGGCTTTGTAGGATTTTCCATTAACACCAATCTTAACATAGCCATTACTCTTATCTTTATGTCCAGCAATGTTCCCTATTCTTCCATTGGGGCCACGGACCTGTTTGCGCCTGATGAATAGCCCTGTGTCTGGATTGTAAATAAAAAGCTCTTTCAACAAGGCTTGAGTAACCATATTCCTTCTCCTTTATTTTACTTCGCAAATCTCCATAACAACTGGCATTGCTTTTCTTAAAGACGTTTTATCAAACCCCATAACCTCACTCCAGCCTCCGTAAATGTTTACAAAGAATCTTTTTGTAAAAGGAGTGAAGTTCCATTCCCATCCTGAATAGCGAAGCTTTGCCCCATTATGCTGCCCGAATGTTCCGTAAAATACTTCTGTAAGAGCATCCTTCTCTTCCCTTGTTAGCTTCTTTCCTGCATTAAGCTTCTCCATCATTGCGTCAGGAAAGCCATAGGTGGGCTTTTCTTTTGCCGCGGAATCAACAAACTTATATACGTTATCCATTTCCCTTCTCCTTTATATTGCTTCCGGCAAGTCCGTCAGCATATTTTCTTCCTTCTTCACATTGAGATATTCAGCATCCAAATATCTCTTTTGATTCAGCCAAGTGGATGCGAACGGAATAAACTTACCACCATCCCTTAGCCAATCATCGCTGCGAACAAACAGCGAAAGCGCATCCATAATCTCCTTTGATTTATTGCTTAGCCTATCCCTTCTCCAATACTCCATTACCTTAGCCTTCCCTTGCTTACGTGGATAGGCATTCCAGAAAGCATCGAATCCGGCTGTATATTTAGCACGCTCTGGGGCGTCAATTACAGAGCTAACACCTTGATATTCAAGAAAATTATTTATTGTTATGATGCTGTAGTTGCTGTGGCTTTTAATAGAAATAGCCTTGTCTTCCACCAATTCTTTTAATGCTTGCACAGCCTCATATTGGCTTAGCGACAGAGCGCTCATAATATGATTGCGTCCTGAAACTAACTGACCAGCTTCAACATTTATCTGCTGACCATGCCAATAAACGACCCTCTTATTTGTTGAGGCTGTGCATAGCATCCATAGCCATGTTTTGAAAACATGTGGCTTTTCAAACACCCAGCTTTTAATAATCTTTTTGTTTATTAGAATATGCCCTTCCACATTTCATCCCTCCTTGCTTCTCATTTGCTTGCCTTCTTGGCAGCAAAACCAATATCCATCTTATCAGAAAAAATGGTTATTTTTGTTTTTAAGCCGTGCTTGTCTGTTGTTGTTATACGCATAACGTTGTAGCCACAAGGAAATAATTTAGATACTTTCTTTCTGACGTATTCAACTTCAACATGCTCAGCGTCATGAATTGATAGTTCATTCATTTCTCTTCTCCTTTTATTTCATTCAATCTTTTTGTCTCTCATTCGTCTCTCATCCGTGAATGCACTTCACGAATAAATAGCTCGAACATATCAATCCGATCAGCGGCAATTTCTGCAGCTTCGAGGATGATGTGCATTCTACACATTTCTTCATAGTCTTGTGTTGGTTGTGGCATTGGCTGCGGTTCATCATATTCGTTCATTATCCCTTCTCCTTTTTGTTTTCCTTAATGCGCATTCCCGTTAGGAATCCGTTTGCCACCTTAAAGACAACATAAGGATGCAAGCACCTATGCTGGCATATCATTTCAGCTTGATATTCAGGCGTGCAATCTGAGCAATAAGAGCGTGGCTTTACTATACGCGCCATCTCACGCCATTTGTTGAATTGTTCATCACTATCAAAGCATAATGGCCGCATCATTCTACTCTAAACACATAATAGCCATTGGAGAGCTGATGCTCATTGCCGTCGTATGTTGCGAAGTGGTGACCATAGCCGTCACTTCTTACATAAATGTCAGCCAGCTTTTGCACATCATCTTTACCCATGGCGTCGCCAATTTCTTCATATGCTTCTCCCTTTTTTGCTGCCTCAATAAGAGCTACAGGCCAACCAGTAGCTTCAGCAATAGACCAAGATTTGAAGCAGCCAAGAAGGTAAGAATCTGAATTCAGTTCATTTACAAGGATGTCATCAATAACTTCTCCATCGATAAAGCGGAAGCCATCAACTTCAAAATCATCGTCCTCATTCTCAATGTGCTCAACAGCTTCACGCCATAAGCCTTCACAAATTGCATCAAGCTCTTCTTTCAATTTTTTAATTTCAGATAGCGTCATTTCCCTTCTCCTTTTAGATAGTAATGAGCGAATTTAACAGGTTCCCCAAAGCTGTTTTCGTGTGCCACCATTTCTGTTTCAATGGCATACCCCTTCTTGCGAAGCCTTAGAATAACATCTGAAAGCCTGTAAACGCCACAATGGCGCCAAGAAATAATTGGGTTGATGAAGCCAAACACTTTCATTCTGTTTAATACGCGTTTCTCTTGTCGTGTTAATTCCATTTCCTTCTCCTTTTATTCCAGCTAATGAAGAACAGCTCTCCATTGCATTCATACACGGCGTAATGCCATATATTCCTTCCTGTTCCTTTTGTTTTAATGCCAACTAACTTCATTCCTTCTCCTTTTTGTTAATTCTGCGCTATGACGCATCCCTTACAAGCGCAATTATTCCCCTGTGCGGGGCACTTATTACACCCTTTTAAAAAGAGCCTTGCATTACATAGGTATACACGCCCATAACAATCAAAGCAATGCATGCCAGAGCAACATAGAAATAAACGACGTTTCTAATCCATTCTGTTGACCACCACATATTTTCCTCCTATCAATCCAATTTGCATCTGACGGATGCACGAAGCCAAGTCACAGCTCCTAATGAGCCCATATAAACAGGGCAAGAAATGCAAAAGCTGTCAGGCCAGCCATAATTAAAGCGTACAGGCCAAACACTGTGCCGGAGCCCTTCAAAGCTTCTTTTATAGAGAAATCTCTGCTCAAAAGCATTGCTACAAACCCCAGCAACGTCCATATAAGGCAAACAATAAACATTCCAAACAACATATATTCTCCTTCTCCTATATTTGAGGCTGCAATAAAAAAAGGGACAGAGCCGAAGCCCTGCCCCCTTATTATCACCAAGTTTCTACATGTGCCTCCTCATCATATACAGCATTCAAGTCTTCCCGTTCAAGCTCATCATCAACATCACGAACTCCATCGCTACTTCCATTAGCATCGTCAACAAAAGAGCGTTTACGAGGCTTATATGAGCCCTCAAACACATCCATCAAGCTGTCATCAACACGCTCAACAACATTCCCTCGAATAGAAAGGAAACGACGTTCATGCTTCGTATATGACAGCCAAACGGCAAAACTCCATTCCAAATCATGCACCTCATGCGGGCGACTAGAGCGGAACTTAGGAGCTCTTGAATTGTTACTGCGCACCCTATCCAGCACCAACACCTGCTTATAGGAGCCATGACTAATTGAAAGCTCAAGCTTGTCATTATCGTTTACGGACGCGACCACATCATACAACCGCCCATCCAAATTCATCTGACCCTCAACGAGGCCATTGCCCTGTGGAAAACAACTACCGCATCCATCAGCATGACGAAATGCAGCCTTTACAACGTTCAAACCTTCTTGTTTAGCAACTTGTGTGTTCATAATTCCTTCTCCTTTATATCTTTTCAATAATAACATCATCACTGAGCCAGCTATATTCATCAAGCTCACTCAAACTATCTATAATAATCTCAAATTCATATCACTCTATACATATCCTTCTCCTTAGCTGGTTTTGCCTCTCCGAAGGAAAAGGAGGCAAAACAAGCGCCACCCCTCATAATGAAGCAAGGCGGAGAGTTTACCCCCCCAATATGTACAGCTTGACATTTAAGACGAGGCTTGTAGCCTGTGCGGAGCACATATGCGAGGCACAAGAACAATTAGCATTGAACAGAGAGACATACATAAAGGGAATGATAGCTAGAAAGAGGGTAAAAGATAACTCTCCCACCTCTCTTATATCTTACACGCATAACACTTCTTCCAGCGTAAGAATACATACGCATGCATTAGCTATATATAATAACGTAGCCGTGTTGTAACAACGTAAGAATACTTACGCATGCATTATCCATGCACGTATAATCTTACAGAGAGGGAAAGCCTAGAGACGAAGAAGGAAGATTAACAAAGAGGGGAGGGTGTTGAGAAGCGAGGGTGTATATAGATATGATATTCTCCTCCTACTTTTTGGGGAAACTATTTTAGGGAAGCATATGGCAGAGCTAGCAGATCATTCCGCTATAGCACGTTTTTAGCTGTTGTTGTTATTTTTCAATGGGTTACAAAAAAGAGATAGATCATCCTATATGAGCTATCAGATAGATCACCCTAGATGAGCTATCACTGCTTGATATTGTGAGCTAGCTATGTATCATATCACGCATGGATAGACGGTATGTTAAATTAAAAATTCCAGATGGGGCTGAGGCTTTGGCCTCCATTTCCAACAACAAGAGCGCTATACGGGTCATGTTGAAGCTTCTTGAGCTTATGGATGATACGAATGGCGTTATTGCAAGACATGTTGATATAGCTGTTCTGTGTGATATTAGCGTTCCTACGGTTAAGAGAGCTATTGCATTCTTGATTGAGAATAAGTTTCTATGCACCAAACGAATAAGCAATGGATTGATATATTATGTGAATGCCTCTATAGCCACTAGATGTTCGCATAAAAGGGAGGCATATGAATCTGGATATGAGCTATGGACTTGCAAGATATTGATGAAGGGGTAAAGCCTAATAAAGATGTTGAAGCTAAAAGACGTCCTTGGATGTGTCATTCAATATGGAAGGATTTTACGCTTAATAGTAAGAGCACGAAGCTTGATAGGCTGCTTGCCTTGCTCTTTGATAGACCTGCTGCCATTGTGTTTGCTATATTATGTGATAGGCATGATGGTGAGCTTATTTACATTCCTGTAAAGGATATTATGGATAGCACAGGTCTTAGTAAGAAGGCGGCCATATTATGCCTTAATAAGCTTATTGAGCTTGGTCTTATTGTTAGACATAAGGTTTATGGGAATACGATGTACGAGCTGAAATATAAGATTGAGCTCAACGCTGTTAGGAGCAAGATAGACCAGAGCTATTTTATGTACTATGAATAAGCGCAGCGTTTCATATATTATGAATAATAACAAGGAGGGCTTATGCTAAAGAGCAAGGAGGCATTGCTTCCAACGAAGCAGCCTAATGGGCGTTACATTCTCAAGAAGCGCTGCTTAACGGAGCAGGAGAGTGTATGGGTGAATGTTTATTTGCAAACAGGCAATGCTTCTGAGGCTACAAGAGCTAGTGGGATGGAGGAAATGCCGCATAAGATTAAGAAGCGCCTCAATCCATTCATTCAGAAGAATTTACACAGCCTGTTTGAAGCTCTTGGCCCGGCAGCTTTTGAGAAGCTAATGGAGATAGCATTTAATTGCCCTGAGCCTGCAGTTCAGCTTAAGGCCATTGAGAAGATATTGAGTCTTGGTAAGTATGACGCTCCTGTTAAGCATGAGGTTACAATAGAAGGAAAGAGCGACAGGGAGCTTGACACAGAGATTAAGGCGCTGTTGAGTAAGGGTAATGTTATTGATGCTGAGGTGTTGTAATGGGTTTGCTTAGAGCCTTGTATGAGGGAATGAACGCTATTGAGAGCCTTCCCTTTGAGAAGCTTCATGCGCTAATTACAGGAGCCAAGACAGAGAAGCAGCTACATAAAGCTGGAGCTGAGATAAAAAGAGCTCTCCCCAATCTTGATGGCATCAGAAAGCAGCGCTTGCGTAAGGCTTGGCTTAAACAGAAGACAAAAATAAGCAAGCCGAAGGTAGTGCGCAGCATGGCTGACAACAGCCGCACAAGGAAAGGGATTGTCGATGACAGCAGGCAGGCAACGTCAGGAACAGGAGCAAGGCTTTCTGACAGGCTTCCTATTGGGCACGAGCCGTCTGTTAGGAGTAAAGAGTTTCGTCCTGATTTGCCTGATAATGCTTTTGAAGCCCTTAATAAAGAGGCTGAGAACGTTGGCTTGAGGCATACACGTTTTGGAGGGCTGGCTTCTCCAGATATTTTGAAAAAGCATAAGCGCCTAGTTGCAATGACCCCAGCGCAAGTAAGGCGCAGCGAGGAGTATCTGCAAGCGCTCAAGCGCTCCAGCACATTCAACCCAGATGACATAAAGGGCAGCATCAAGGCGTTTCCTCCAGCTAAATGGCAGAATGCGGAAATAAAGAGGCTTCTTGAAGAGGCAGATAATAAGCGCAAGGCCGTAAGCAGGGCTTACGAGGAAAGAGCTGGCATTAAAGAAAAGAAGCATAAGCATGAGCCTGTTATTGTCACGCTCCCTAAGAGAAAGACAGTGTTCCATGCGCATAATGGCAAGCCTCCAGAGGGGCATGATAGCGGCCAGAGCGCGATGATGCATACATTCTCAAGCATGAAAGACGCTGCTAAATATGCTTCCTTATTGTCAGGTAAGGGGCGCAAGATTTCTGAATACGTTGTTGGAAAGGGTGCTAAGCTATTGAAGATAGATGATAAAGGGCTTCCGCTTCACGGTAGAGGCATTCTTGAAGCGCTTGGCTATTCAGACGAGAAGATAAAGAGGCTTGAAAGCAAGCTGAACGGCGACCAGCTAGAAGAGTTCGCTGTCAATAAGGCCAAGAAAGACCACGGCGTTCATGGGGTTGTTTACATAAATAAGGCTGAGGGTCATGCTCCGGCAATCGCTATATTCGATAATAAACATTTCAGGAGAAAGAAATGAACGCAAACATTAAAGAAGCAATTAAAGAGAAAATGGGTAACATGGCTGGTGGCCTCTTGGGTGATAAGAAAGAGGAAATGAACGACATGGACAGCAGCAAAGAGAGCAAAGCTCTTGAGCTGTTGAAAAAGGCTGTTGCCCTTCTGGAAGAGGCTGAACAAGGCGAATAATGGCCGAGCTTACAAGGGAAGAGAAGGCTCGCCTTGCAGAGCTTTTGAGGGAGAAGGATAGGCGACAAAGGGAGAATAAGCTTCTAAGCTTTAAGCCGTATAAGTTTCAGAAGCAGTTTTACGCTTCTGGAGCCAATCACAAGCATAGGCTCCTCATGGCGGCAAACCGTGTAGGGAAAAGCTATTCAGGAGCTATGGAAGTTGCTTACCACCTTACTGGCTTATATCCAGATTGGTGGGAAGGACTGAGGTTTAATACGCCTCCGCGCATTATTGCTGCTGGTGTAACGACAGAGCGTACACGTGACGTTGTTCAGAAAGAGCTTATGGGCGACCCTACAGACCCAGCAGCTATGGGCACTGGAGCTATCCCTAAGAGCCGTATTGTAAATACAGTGCGAAGAGCGGGTATTCCTAATGCCTTGTCTGTTGTGACGGTGAAGCACATTGCAGGCAATAGCAAGGTAAGCTTTCAGGCGTATGAGAGCGGTAAGGCTGCATGGATGGGCAATAATGCTCATCTTGTATGGCTTGATGAGGAGCCTCCAGAGGAGATTTACACGCAGGCATTGCGTTCTATTGTTGACCTTGACGGCAACATTATGATGACGTTTACGCCGGAGAATGGCGTTACAGGCATTGTGAAGCAATACATGCAAGAGCTTAAGCCCCATCAGTATTTACAGAATGCAACGTGGGATGATGCGCCTCATATTACAAAGGATGTGAAAGAGCAGATTTTAAGCAGTCTGCCTCCGCATGAGCGAGATATGCGCTCCAAGGGCATTCCTGTAATTGGTAGTGGCCTTGTATATTCGATTCAGGAAGACTTAATTGGCATTGACCCTATCCCTATTCCTGACCATTGGCGCAGGATTAGCGGGATAGACTTCGGCTTTGACCATGCAACGGCATGGGTAAATATCGCCTATGACCCTGAGAGCGATGTGATTTATGTTGTTGATGCTGTGAAGATAAACAAGACGGTTATTCCAGAAATCTGCAGTATTCTAAAGCGTAAGGGTGCCGATAAGATTCCTGTTGCTTGGCCACATGATGGCTTGAAACATGACAGCTATAGCGGCAGAACAGTGCGCGACATGTATGAACAGGAAGGCGTTAAGATGCTGCCTGATAAGTTTACAAACCCTCCAAGTCCCGGCATGCCAGAAGGTAGTGGAGGCATTGGCATTGAGGCAGGCGTTGCATTTATTCATGCGAGAATGGAGCAAGGCTTGTTCAAAGTGTTTAAGACGAACGAAGAGTGGTTTCAGGAGTTCAGGCTCTATCACAGGAAGAACGGCAAGATTGTTGATAAGAACGATGACCTTATGGCCGCCACGCGATATGCAGCTCTGTCTCTTAGGTTTGCAATAGTTGCCAATCGTAAATATAGTGGCGCGTACATTCCTAAGCCACAAGAGTTTGCTGACGAGCTTGTTGGGTATTGAGAGGCAATATGGAAGAGATTGATTACCTAAATGAAATGTGGGGCAGCGCCTCCGTATTCGTTGACCAGCAACAGCAGCAGTGGGCTGCTAATGAGACGCTTGTTAATGGGCGTCATTTAACCCCTCGCAAGGCTGGGCGCAGTAGCATTTTCGTCCCTAAGATTCCTGCATATGTTAAGCGTAAGATTGCAGATATTGTCGCGCAGGCTATTGGCGACAATCCCGTAACCATTAAGCATACGCTCACTTCATCCCCTGTAGGCGCAAAGATTAAGCAGGAAGTTCACAACTTCTATCTGCATAGAGACATCAACTATGATGCACTTGTTTACAACATGGCATATTGCGGCTTTGTTTACAATTATGCGCCTGTATTTCTTGACTGGGTTGAAACCACTCATCTTGATGAAGAGACTGGCGAAGAGCTTGTTATTGAAAGCTATCCTGTAGTGACGGCCTTGCCGCCGGAAGATGTGCGTGTTGATGCAGCCGTTTCATGGAATGAAATTGATGAAGCTCGCTATGTAGCATTCCGCACGTATAAGAGCCGTTCATTCGCAGAAGAAATGCGCGAGAAGGGTAAGTGGCCTGAGATTCCAGACGAAGCTGCAATGGTGACAACGAACAACAGCAACGTTCTTTCCTATGAGCGCCGTCAGGTTAATAGTCCGTTCCAGCAAAATAGCTTGATGGATATTGATAATGACCTGATTGAGATTCGCTACCACTTCTATTTCAGGGAAGATGAAGATGGCTATACGCCAGTTCGTGCCGTAACAGCAGGTGACACCATCATTCTTGAAGAGCCTACAGAGCTTGAAGTGAACTGGGGTGGCAACAAGCACGGCTGGCCTTTTGCTGTAGGGCAGGTGTATCCGAAGCCATTTGAGCAGTTTGCAGCCGCATTGCCAGAGCTTGCTAAAGACTTGCAGATTGAGGTGAATGCAATCCGCAATCAGCGGCGTGATAATGTTGCTTTGATTCTCAATCCAGAGAAATATGTAACCCCACACGCCGGAGTAACCCCTGCTCAGCTATCCTTTTCATATCCAGGAAAAGTCGTAAGTGTTGATAATTTAAGTGCTATTCAGTGGCAGACAGTTCCCGACGTTACACAGACAGGGCATAATGAAGAGAGCCGTGCCGAGCAGGATATGGATAGGCTGTTCAGTGAAGGACCAATGCGCCAAGGCGTTGAGGGCAAGCGCAAGGAATCAGCCACAGCCATTCAGATGATGGCGAGCAATGCTTCTGCCAGCACAGGCTTGGACACGGTGATGTTCATGGCAAGCGCCTTGAAGGACATTCACTTCAAGCTGGGTAATGCGATTGCACAGAAAGCACCGGAAGAGGTGTTTAAGATGGCTGCTGATAGCCTTGGTATCGACACTAGCCGCATTGACCCCTACTTGGCAGCAGTTAGTGGCGACTTCATTTACAATGCTTTTGCATCAGCCACGCAGAATGACATTGCCAAGGCATTGGCCAACACATCCAATATCATGGGCATTGTACAGACCGCCTATGGACCGAACGCCAATTACAGGCCGATGCTTGCCGACTTGCTTGAGGTTGCAGGGTATGACCCTGACGTGATTATTCCTAGTCAGCAGGCATTGCAGCAGGGTATGCCAAATACGCCAGAGCAGGATATGGGCGGCGTTCAGCCAGACCCGCAGCCAATACAGCCGCGAAGTGCGTTTCAGGGAGGCGCGGCAATGGCAGAAGGCGGAGGCGGAACAGCCTCCATTCCACAGGCATAAGGAGAAGGGATGATATTACCTAGCAGCAGATTGCGTAAGCATATTCGCGCAGTGACTTCTGATAACGAATACTTGAGAGACCTTGAGAAGCGAGAAGCCTATCTCAATGGCATCATCCAGAGTATTGAAAGCCCATTCGGCGTCATTCTCATTAAGGCATTGGAAGACATTGAGGCCAATGCATATAAGAAGCTTTACACAGCGAGAATGAAAGGCGCTATTGCGCAGGCTAAGGCAGAGATTAAAACAGCCAGCTACATTAAGAATATCCTCATGGGATACATTCATGAGAAAGAAGCATTCAATAATGCAATCGAACAATACAAGGAAATGGAAGAAGGAGTATCTTATGACTGAATTTGACAAACCACATGACTTTGCCTATAACGCCGACCTGCAGACGTTATCAAAGGCAATCATTCAGCTAATTGGCGCAGTGAACACCCTTGAAGAGCGCATAGAGGCTCTTTCTAAGCCGAAACGTGCTGGACGTCCAGCCAAAGATAAAACAGCCAAATAAAGGCTTTCGTGTGTAGGCACGTTAAAAGCTACGCCTGATAAGGAGCGCATCCTTTTCTGCGAGAGAAGAAACTCGAAAACACGGAGGATAGTATGACTACAGAAGCTACGGCTTTGCCAGAATCACCATTTATCGACGAAGCAATCGAAGAGCCTATTGAAGAGCCAATAGACGAAGAGATTGACGAAGAGGAAATGGAAGAACCTGTTGATGACGAGCAGGACATTGACGACGAAGAGCTTGACGACGAAGAGTTGGAAGAGCTTTTAGACGACGATGATGACGAAGAAGATGCTGATGAAGTGCAAACTGTTCCTCATGCTGCCTTACACAAGGAGCGTGAGCGGCGTAAAGAAATCCAAGCTGCTTTGCAGGCATCAACGCAAAGAGAGCAGGAGCTTAATGCCGCTATTGAGAGCTATGAAGGTACAATAGCCAACATTGAGAAGCAGCTTAAAGAGCTTGATTTGGACGATGTAATTAAGCTTGATAGGCCGCAGGCGCTATCTCCTGAAATGCTGGAGATGAAAGCGAAGCAGCAGCAAATTGAGCAGCAGCAGCAGCTTGAGAATGCAACAGCGTCGTTGCGTCAAGAAGCGGCTGGATTGCTTAATGAATATCCAATGATTGATGGTAATTCTGCTGAGCAGGCAGAGGTAATCATTACGAATGCTCTTGCCTCAATCATGCTTGGCGCTGACCCAGAAGATGCGCTGCATCACTCAATGAAGGTTATGAACGATAGCCTCTCAAGCGTTAAGAAGGCAGCTATACGCAAGCGTAAGCCTGTTAAGAAGGCTTCGTCTCAGCGTAGTGTAAAGAGAAAAGCTCCAGCACGGCGCAAGCCTACGGCTGGAAACGTTAGCGGCGTGTTTAATGACATTGCTGGAAATCACTTGCAGAAAAGCCCCTTTGAATAGGGCAAGGAGAATAACATGGCAGTATTGCAAACATATCAGTCGGTAGGCAACCGCGAGGATTGACGTAGTCACGTATTGACTTTCCTGATTGCCGAGATCATAGTTGATGGATGATATGCTCTCACTGTAATCAGGATTTAGATGTTGAACAATTCTACCTTCGCAAGGATACAGGCAAGCGAAGGAGCATGTGCAAGAAATGCGTAATGCAAAGGAACAAGCTCAATAGAGCAAAAAAACCAGAGCAATATGCAGCCGCAGATAGGAAAAGGTATGCTCGAAACCCTGAGCCTCAACTTAAGCGATGTAGAGAGCGCTATAGAAGAGACCCAGAGAAGAAGCTGGCAAGCAATAAGCGCGTGTATGAGAATGACAAAGAGAAAGCATTTTCATATGCACGTAAATATAGAGAGGCCAGAAAAAGAGCTACCCCTAAATGGGCAGATAAAAAAGCCATCAAGATGTTTTATGAGAACAGACCTGATGGCTATGAAGTTGATCATATATATCCAATCCAAGGACGTACGGTTTGCGGATTACATGTTTTGAACAATCTTCAATATCTGACCAAGCAACAGAATTGCGCTAAGTTCAATTATCAAGTTGATATGGATTAAGTCCTCGATAAACCCCGTGAATTGCTGGGAACCCCTTAGAGCCTTATTCGCTACAACGTAGCTGGCAACAGCAAGCGTGAATGCTTGAAAAGAATAAGGATTGGGCAATCAGCAGCCAAGCAGCCTAGGGATGGGTTGAAGGTTCAACGACTAACGCATGGAGTCTAGAACAGACGGTAAAGCGACACGAGTGCGGGGCATGCCTTTGCAAGGCATGATGATATAGTCTAAGCTCTGGCGAAATCCAGAGAAGTGAGGGATAAAGAGCCTTCATGTTAATATACTTGTTAATTCCGATTATCACGATGATTTCACCAACGGACGCTCCGTTGACTTCATCCATTCAAACCAAGAAAGCCACAGGCACAAACCATGAGTGGCTCACCGATGCTCTTGCCTCCCCCACGCTGAATGCGCAGGTTGAAGGTAGCGACGCAACCTTTGGCACGCTCACTCCGCGTGTTCGTGTTGGCAACTACATTCAGAACATTCGTAAGACTGGTCAGATTTCTGACAACCAAGAGGCTGTTCTGAAAGCAGGCGTTAAGTCTGAATATGCTTATCAGCTTGAGAAGGCCACTAAGGAAATCGCCCTCGACACTGAGCGCGCATTCATTCAGGGCTCTAAGAGCGTTGGTAATTCACCATCCGCACAGATGATGGGCGGCATCTTCCACTTCCTGAACACCAACCGCACTGACGCTGTTGCTCCTAACACTGGTGCTGCAACTGCAGCCACCGCTACCACAATCACCGTAGCTGCTGGTCATGGTGCTGTTGCCAATCAGTCTTACGTGTACATCCTGCCGAAAGACGCCACTGGCGCAGATCAGGTTGGTGGCGGTCAGTATCGCCTTGTAACTGGCGTTGCTACCAATACCCTCACTGTTGCAGCTTGGGACGTTGTTCCGGCAGCTACAGTCCTGTATGCTGTATATGCTGTTCCGGCAGCATTGTCAGAGACCACCATCAATGATGCTTTTGAGGCATGCTACAATCAGGGCGGTTCTCCAGACACCGTTCATGCTCCGACAAAGCAGAAACGTGCTATCTCTGGCTTCGCTTCTAACATCCGCCGCCTGACTGCTGACGCGCAGGCACTCACAAACTCCATCGACATTTATGAGAGTGACTTCGGTCGCCATGCGGTTAAGACCAATCGCTGGATGCCTGCAGGCTCTCTTGCTGTCTTGGAGAGCGGTCAGTTTGCAGCCGCTTATCTGCGCCCTGTTCGCGCAGAAGAGCTTGCCCGTCTGGGCTCCAGTCGCAGGTTCATGATTGAATCTGCGGTTACGCTGGAAGCACGCGCTGAAAACTCTTCAGCTCTTTTGTTAGGGTTGGCATAAGGTAAAGGGGAGAGGGTGTAAAAGCCCTCTCTTCGCCTTTTTATCGCAGCATGGGGCTATGCCCTATGTTGCTATAAGAAAGCGATTCAGGAGCCTTTGATGGAGATTAGAAAAGGAATTGTCTGCGGTGCTAATGGTGAGATTGTTCTCAACATTGAAGAGGATAACACAGGCATAGCTCGCTTGAATAATGAAATTCGCGAAAAGACAAATGGCTTTTCCGAAGATAGAAGTCGCAGAATGAACGTGAGCGTTCCTGTTCAGTTATATAATTATTGGGCTAGGATGCTTGGTGAAGAATGTTGGCTCGACAAGAATTTCTTACGCAGCTTTATTCGTGAGCATCCTGAATACTCAACGGTTAAGGCCAATTCTATATAGGAGGCGCGTATGCCGTCTGACAATGCGTTAAACTTGGTTAATCGCGTTCTGCGCACAACAGGCGACTATCAGCCACTATCAACCGTCGTAAACTCCCCTGCTGGCATTGCAGAGCGAATCATTGATTATCTCAATCTTGTTGTTGAGGATTTGGATAGAAAGATTGATTGGCCTGTTCTTTATAGCTCATTTATAGGCACTGGCGATGGAGCTATGACTGTATTTATGTCATCCGGCATTCCCTCCAGCGTCAATTCTGCAATTTCATGCACTATTGACAGGCATGTAGCCACGGAGATCAGTCGCAAAGCGCTGCTTGAGAAGAGAGCGCAATTCCCTACGGCGCATGGCGAGTATTACTTCTATAGAATGGCTGGGGTTAACAATGAGCTTGGCGTTGATATTTATCCCGCCCCTGCAAACGGCTCTCAGGTTATTGTCGCCTCAACACAGAGGCCGACAAGGTTTACCGTTGATGACAATAGCACGACAGAGATTGCTGCAGATGACCTGCTCGTCCTCGGCGCCCTTGGTCATCTTGATGCCTATGATGGTGTTGAGCGCGGTTACTTCCAGTTGTATGAAGCGGAAAAGAATCGCATGTGGACTTACATGAATAGTAATTCTCAATACCGCGTTGAACCTGAGAGCTATCGCTAATGGCGTTAATTCCAATCCGTCGCAGCGTCCCTGTAAAGGGGATGAATACAACTGTGCCTCCTAGAGAGCTTACAGAGGAATATGCTGTAGCCCTTGAAAATATCTGGTATGACAATGGGGTTACACTGCGACGCAGGCCATGTCAAAAAGGCATTTCAAATTACAGCCTTACTGCAAAGGATATTTTTGAATACTCATACAGAGGCACGACGGAGCTATTCGCAAAAGATGCTGCTGGCGCAATCAGCAAGATAACGCCAACGTCCTCAGCACCGCAGGGGCAAACGTTCGCTGGCGAATCATCATCTGCAATGCTTAAAAACTACATGGTAATTGGTGATGGTGTAGCTAATGCCATGAAGTATAATGGCACAACATGGAGTGCCATATCTAAGCCTCCAGCGCCAGTTGGCAATGCTGCTATTGGAAGCATATTCCATCCGCATAAAGGCCGCTTATATGCGGCTGGCAATCCATCATTTCCTCTCACTATATTCGTGTCTGACACAATCGGCACTACGGCAGCAGTCAGTGGCGCTGATTATTGGGACCAAGGTCCTGCGGGTACTGCAGGTGAACGCGGCTATTTGATTGATTGCTCTGGCGATGTGGAGGGCGACAAGATAACAGGGCTTGCTACACATAGAGGCATGCTCATTGTATTTTGCAGCCGAAACATTCTTGTCTATAACATTGATGAATCTAATGGATATAATTCATATCTATACAAGGTAGTTCATGGTGAGGGATGTGTCGCCCACAAGAGTATTCAGGCAGTAGGCGAAGATATTATATTCCTTTCACAGAACGGATTTAAGAAACTCCAAACTTCTTTTGTTCAGGGTGATTCTCAGGTTAATGATGCTTCGCAACCCATTAGCTCAGATGTGCGTGCGCAGATTCTAAATGGGGCTCCACTCTCCTCCATTCGCAGTACATATAATCAGCGGCTTGGCCTATACTTGTGTCACATTGACGGTATTGTATGGGCTTATCAGGTTATGTTTGATGGTTGGTTTAAGTGGACTGGCATGAATGGGTGCATGTTCACCGACAGCAACATTACAACATACACAGCTAACCCAACAACCAGCGCAGCCTTGTGTTCGCTAGACCATAAAGCGTATCAGGATACGCTTACGGTTGGAGGTGCTGGCACTGCTATCAAGATGATATGGACGCCAGCCCCATTTAAGGCGCAGGTTGAGCATAAGCCACGATGGCGCAGGTTTGAGCTCATTTATGAGAGCCAAGGCAATGACAGCATTGGAATTGATTACTATTACGACCTAGACGTATCGGTTATGAATAGCGGCATTTATCAGCTTTCTCCAACAGGGGTGTTGCCTAATGCCTTGAAAAGCGGAAGGTTTGAGCTTCCCATAGTCGGTCGAAGTGAGCTCATAAGCTTTGACGTCTGGAACGATAGTAATAGCGATTTCAGAATGAAGATTGTGGAAGTGTATATTATTGACGGAGGAATGAGATAATGGGCGGATTTGGAGGGTTCTTTAGTCACCCGTTAAAAACAGTGTCGAATGCCGTAGGGAACTCGCTCCAGACGGTGGCATCGCTACCTATAAACATTTTGCATGGGGCAAATATCATCTCAGATAAGAATGCCGCAGCAGCAAAAGCATTGGCAAAAGGGATTCCGCAAACTGCAATTAGAACATTTGGCGCTCCTGTATATGCTTTAAAAAACCCAAAGGGATTTATTCACAACCCATCAACATCACTTGTTGACCCATCATTTAGAAACACAAGCGCTTATAGAAACATCTATAGGCCAGCCGTTAAGACTGGCTCTGCCGCTGTAGCTGGGTATGCAACTGGCGGCCCTATTGGTGCTATTATTGGAGCGGGCGCAGGCATTGCAGGAGGCAGCCTTAACAATAAGGGATATCAGCCGCTTCAAGATGCCGTTGCTCCGGCTATTGCTGGATATGCTGCTGGCTCTAGCGATGCAGGCAGCGCATTTAACGGCACATTTAACAGCGCGATGAATCAGGGGATGGGTGTAGGCACAGCATTGAAGCAAGGCGGGCTTGCAGCAGTTGATTCATTCACTGCCCCGTCATTTGGACAGATTGCAGCGAGCAATGGATTTGGATGGGCTGACGGGCTTCAAGCTGCAGGACTTGGCATGCAGTTTTTTGGAAATAGAGCAGGAGCAGGAGGAGGACAGCAGCCATCTGCAGGCGGAACATTTACAGGTGGAGGCGTGGCTCCTGCAGCACTAATTGCACCAGCGCAGCCAACTGGCGGCGGAATGAATCAAGCCGCAAATCAGCAACAGGCTGCAGACGCAGCAGGATTATTTAAGAGCTTACAGCAAGGCGTTAAGCCGCTTAACGCATAAGGAGGACACATGAACTTTCAGGCATTCGCCCCGCTAATCGGGGCAGGACTAGGCGCACTGATGGGGAGACACTTCACTCCTCATTATCAGCCTCATGCTCCTGTAAGCGCTGCTGCACTTGATGCGGCAACAATTCCAGCATTACAGCGTCAGGCTAATGCTCAGCTCGCTGCATATAATGGACGCATGGGAGCAAAAGGTGGAATTAACTCTGCTGATATGTTTAATCGCGCCAATCTAATGTATCAGAACGGGCAGAGAGCCGCAGAGCAGAGAGCAAGGGACATGATTGCGGCTAACCAGTCATACAACAACTACATCGACAGCATGAATAAAGTGCGGCAGCAGGGATTCTCAAATCTTCTAGCTGGAGGCATTGCAGGGGCGAAGCTTGGAGGCATGTTTAACCAGCAGCCTTCTGAGGCTGATAAATTGCTGCAACTGTACAAGCTGCAGCTACAGGGGAATAAATAATGCCTAGCGACCTCCAGCCGCTCTTAGGCGCTATTGACGGCTATCAGGCGCAACTTGAACAGAAGAAGCTGCAAGACTTGCAGGCTGTTCAAGGAATGTATCAGCTCCAACAGCAACAAAAACAGCAGGCTGAGCATGAAGCTGCGCTTGCACAGCAGGATGCGCTTAACAAGCAGCTTCTTGAAAAGAACAGGCTTGCCATTGAAGCCGCGAAGCGCAAGCCAAAGAAAGAGAAGCTTCAAATCGAAAGGAAGGCAAGGGCTGCAAGGGCTCGTGGCAAGCTTCGGCATAGCATGCTTAGCAAGCTTGGATTGCAGGCTGACTTCACAGATGAAGAGCTTGGGAACATGGATGCCAGCGAGTTCAAAACATATGTGAGCACATTCAAAGTGAAGAAGCCCCATGTTTCTTCATGGATGTATGATGAAAATAGCGGCACATATGTTGGTATAGGAGATGACGGAAGCGTTGTTTCACATCTACCAAAAGGGCTTTCTCCGAGAGCACCAAAAGCGAAGAGGCCAACAGTTAAAGCCATTGACGCCAGATCAACGAAGGCAGAGACAGCGCTTACGCAATCCTATGTGCAAGACCATGCTGACGAGCTTGGCATACCAAGCAATGACGTCCCATTTTTTGGAGTGAGTGACAATGATGTTAATGCAGCAATCGCCTCAAAGACAGCAGAGCTTGCAGTAAGAGCTAAGACAATTCAGCAGATGGCTGCCGCACAAGGCGTACAGGTTCCGTATGAAGAGGCATTGCAAGCTGCGGCACACGACCAGACAAGCTATAACCCTGCAGACGTTAAACAGCAGGCGTATCAAGATGCGGTTGCCCAGAAGCGTGCTGCTGCGGCTCAGCTTGCAGCTCAATTAAGAGCACAGCAGAATGTCCAATAACATTCCGACAGATGAGCAGATAGCGGGCATGAGCGAAGCTGAGCTGGATAGGTTTCTCCAGCTTGCTCAGCCGCCACAAACTGCTCCGCTTCCAGCTATTCCTGACAATCAGCAATTAGCCGCACAGGCGTTGCCTGTAGAGCCACAGAATCCTCAAGAACAGCCTTTGGAGGCAGCTCCCTTACCAACCCCTTCAAGTCAACCCAAAGCTCCTCAAAACGCCATTCCCTCCGATGAAGAAATAGCTAATATGAGCGAGGCAGAGCTGGACTCTTTTCTCAATAAGGCTCAACAACAGCCTTCAAGCAACGACACAAACGCTCAAGGCGACACCATCTATCATCCATTTGGCATCCCCTTCAATCTTATGGCTGGCATTCGTACGGCTTTTGGGACGCCAGCAGAGATTGCTGCGCTTATAGGCAAGGTGTTAGCCGATAAGGACTTCATGCTAAAAGATGCTGCTGATAGATACATTCAGGATATGGCTGGCGAGACAGATCAGGATATTATCGAGCAGAACTACAATGAGGCATTTGCCTTAACGAAGGATGATACGGAAAGGCAGATATTGGACGTTGGGCATATTGCTTCACAGTTTGCAGGAACGCCTGTTGCTGGAGCTACAAAGGGAAGCGTTCGCATTGCTATGACATTAGACAGGCTTGGCAGTCTTGTCCCCGAGACGGTTAAATACGTCACAGGAAAAGGTCTTGAGCATGTAGGGAAGGTTGTGGATGTTGGCATGAAGCCAATCTCTGCTACGGCCAATGCTCTGGAGACTGGTGCGAAGGTGGTAGCCAAGGCGCCTGTACAAGCCACAAAAGCCACGTTTAATGCTGCTGATAGAATCACTGGCGGAAAGCTAAAAGACATTGCTTCAAAGGCTGTTGATGGCGCCAAGGATATTGGAACAACCATAGGTGGCAAGGCAGTCACAAAGGTTGCCAACATAGGCGTGCCAGCAGCGAGGAAGCTTGCCACACTTGCAGGAGACTACACGGGTGAAGGCGCAGCAGTGGGCTCTAAGGTGCATAGCTATGAGCAGGGCGTTATGCTGGCAACAGGCAAATACATAAACAAATTGAATGAAATTGTTGAGCCATTGCTTAAACGTCATTTGATTGGCAAAACGATGCCGGAAGAGGTGAGCGTAAGCATTCAGCATAAGGTGAGGAACGGCATTGTCGATGCTGAAAGCGCTCCTTTTATTAAGCTGCTGAATGAGTTTGGAGACTATTTACACAACAGGGGCCTCATAAAGAACAAGGTTAAGAATTGGTTTCCTCGCGTGTATGACGTAGCCGCCATGAAGCACCCTGAAATACGTCAGGAGTGGATGAACACGCTCACTAAGTATGGACACACACCAGAAGAAGCGCGGGCATTATATGACAGTATTTTGAAGCGCGATGGCATTCTTGTTGATGCTGACACGGATTTAGCCAGAGAGCTGGACGGTAGGAAGGTGCGTGAACACGGCTCCTTAAATAGCCGCAGGGTAAAAGTTCCTGACAGCGCTCTTGCTCCATTCTTGAAGGATGACACAAACATTTACGACACGCTTCACACATACATGCGTCGCTCTATTCAGTATGCAGAATATGCTAGGCGCTTTGGAGCGAACAATGAAAAGCTGAACGCTATAGTGCGTGAGATTGACCTGCAGAAGCGCAGAGCTGCTGAAATGCCTCAGCTATTTGAATTGTGGAGTAAAGCGAAGTCTCGACTTGACGCAGCCCATAGAGCTAGGGATAAGGCAGAAATTAAGCGCATGGAAAACAAGGTGCTGCATATTGAGCGTAAGCTCTCCGTTGACAGCAATAGAAGAGACCTCAAGGCACAAAAGGCGCAGCTAAGGGATGCTATTGCTAGAGCAGCCAAGGAAGGCGATGACGTAACAGTGACCTCCTTGAAGGAACAGCTAAGGGATATGAACAAGGTTGTTCCTGACACCGGAGGCATCACACAGAATGAATATGATGCTATTTATGGGCTAGCTGATGCATTGCTTATGAAGTATAAGCCATTGTCTGATACAGCAAGTGGGCGTGTTGCCTTTGCTGCGAACAGACTGGCCGTTCCCACCATTCATGTGCTCACCCTTCCGTTGGCTACATTAAGCTCTATTTCAGAGCCAGCAACTTGGATGCTTCGCGCTGCAGCTAGGCCAACGTCTTCACTGCATGGATTCAAAGGAATCATTCGCAATATGACCCATTCAGTGCCTAGAGCTGTTGGATTTAAGAAGATTCCGAAGCATGAGGCAGAGAGAAGTATTGACGAACTAGGGCTTGGCATTGATAGCGCCATTATGGATTTACAATCTCAGCTTAGTGAGAATCGCGTGTTCAATTACATGCACAAGATTGACAACAAGTTCTTTAAGCTGAACTTCCTTCACCAATGGACTAGAGCCATGATGATAGGGGCGAATGAAACTGCCAGAGCAATGATTAAGGGGCATCTTAAAGACATTGCAGCCAATCGTGGGAATGTTGAGCTTTACAAGAAGGACTTGGCAGAGCTTGGCATTCCTTATGAGAAAGGGCTTCTATGGCTTAAGAACGGCATGAAGCGCGATGACCCGCTATATGAAGCATACATTCAGAAGGGGCAGCTTAAGTTTGTGCTTGATAGTGTAATCATGCCAAGGGCAAGCCAGCTACCGCTATATCACAGTAATCCTAGATTTAAGCTGTTTGTTACGCTGCGCTCATTCCCAACACAGTTTGGCAACACTGTGCTGCCTCGAATGATTAAGAAGATGCTTGGCAAAGACGCCTCCAAAACAGAGCGCATTGCAGCCACCAATGCTTTTATTATTTCCACATTGCTTGGCATTCTTAGCACACGTCTTAGCGATGAAGTGCGCTATGGCGGCATAGCTCCTAACAGAAAGAACAACACAACAATGGACTGGGTTACGCTTGGAGTTGACAGGTTTGGTGGTTTCGGCTTATTTTCCGTTGGTCGGGATGCT